GAAACGATATAACGTCAGTCAAGCCAAAGAAGTCCCTAATCGAGATAAGCCAGTATGGATTCGAGTGGGTGTGGCTTTTGATAAAGAAGATGGTAAGCCGCCAAGAATTAAACTAGAGGCGTTACCTATCCCAGATCAGAATGGTGATATTTGGTTATCGCTGTTTGAGGATGATCGTCAACAACAAGGCCCGGCAACTTCAGCACAACCAGCACCGGGCTTTGATGATACAGATATTCCGTTTTAATGGCTGAGAAGAAAGTAAAAATAGACAAGCGCCCACCACTGGGTAGATATGGTGGTGTGCGCCCTGTCCAAAGAAAGCTGAAAACATCTGAGACGCTGTATAAGAACAAAGAGCATATTGCGGCTGAATTACTCACGCTGGCTACAAGTTCAATTATGGATATTATGGATTTGGATGGCAATGTTAAGCCGTTAGATCAGATACCCGAACATGCGTTGCGTGCGATTAAGAAGATTACGTTGACCCAGCATGGGGTAAATATCGAGATGCACGACAAGGTTGCGACTTTGCGTGTGCTTGCGAAGGCTGTTGGTATGTTGGATGGGCCTGAGCAAAATGAAGATAAGCCGTCTATTGTTGGAATTAACATGAGAGGGCCTACTGCCGAGTATATGGAGGTGCATGATGCCGAGGAAGAAGAAAGAAAAGTATCACGATCTGGGACAACACATGGGGATGCTGATGATGTCGGCCCGGATGAGTCCGAGGGAGTTAGCGGATCGGACGGGGACAACAGAGACGCACATAACAGAGATGTTGTCGGGGAAACGGAAGCCAGAAGCGTGGATAACGACTATGCTGGCGAAACAGGCGAAAGCGCTAAAGAAGGTGAGTGATGGCTAGATCAAAGCAAACTGATAACAATTTGGTGGCGCTGTTTATACGAGTGCCTGACGAGGTCAATGCAGACCTAGAATTGCTGGCAGAAAAAGAGGAAATATCAAAATCAAGATTATGCACGAAGATATTGAAACGCGGTTTGGATAAATACGAAGTCCAGACTGTCCCTTCGTGGATGTCGGAGAATGATTGATTGCATATATTTCTGCGTGGAAGGCCAGCCAGTAGGCAAGGGCAGGCCGCGCTTTGGTAATGGGCGTGCGTACACGCCTAAAAAGACTGTGGAATATGAGCGCCATGTGGCGCACCAATGTCAGATTATGATGGAGAAGTGGAAGCTAGACCCAGTGGGATTACCGATAAAACTTCATGTCCATGCTCGATTCGAGATTCCTAAATCATGGACTAACAAAAAGAAAGAATTAGCAGAAAAAGAATTGATCTATCCCAACAGACCCGACATAGACAACATTGTCAAAACCATAATGGATGGCATGAATGGCGTGTTATATGAAGATGACTGTCAGGTGTATGAGGTTTTGGGGACAAAGAAGTATTCGAAAACGCCGGGCGTGACAGTATTAGCAACGTGGAGTGAATAATGAGCAAAATAAATATAAACGAAGTATTAGAGGATGAATTCAGGATATGGCTAAAAGAAGCACTAGAATTAGTTAAGAGTGATGAATTAAGTAACGCCATTCTGCGCGACTTAGTGCGTGCTATACACAGGGAAGGACACACCAAAGATTCATATGCCGCACTTGGTGAATCATTATACTCTGTAGCGCATGGTGTGTGTGCTGAACACAATGAATACAAACAAAGACTATTCGAGGCGTTTAGCGAATAATGAGTACATGGCTGGTTATTATCGTTACATTTATCTATGCGTTTGTTGCGATAGATCAGATGAATAAAGGAAATCTAGGACTCGCCACAGTCTACTTCGGCTATACGATTGCAAATTTCGGGTTGGTTGTGGTGGTTGAATAATGCTGAGGCATGTTGATTTATGTTCTGGTATCGGTGGCTTTGCCCTAGGCTTTGAATGGGCTGGATTGTCTGAGCCAGTTATGTTTTGTGATACTGAGAAGTGGTGCAGACAAATACTAAAAAAACATTGGCCTGATGTGCCAATCACAGAAGATGTAAAGGAGTTAGCGAGTGACCCAGAAAGATATGTTCCAGACTGCGACATCCTCACAGCAGGCTACCCATGCCAGCCCTTTAGTGTTGCCGGGAAGCAAAGGGGCGAGAAAGATGACCGCCATATCTGGCCGTACATCCGCAAAATTGTTGCACACAAAAGACCCACTTGGTGCGTTTTCGAAAATGTTTATGGTCATGTCGCATTGGGACTCGACAAAGTGCTTGCTGACTTGGAAGCCGAAGGCTACTCCAGCAGGGCGTTTATTGTTCCAGCTTGTGGTGTCGATGCCCACCACAAAAGAGACAGACTTTGGATTGTGGCTTACTCCGAATACGATGGATCATCTCCCGATCAGGTCAGAGGAGGCCTTGAAGAAGCAATATCAGAAAAATCGACAAGGGAGAACAACACACGCAACACTGAGAGAGCAAGTAGCATATCCACCGCCAGAAAAGATGTGGCCGACACCAGCCGCGTGCGATTACAAGGGAGCGCCGAGGAACAGATACATGGGAAGTCCGACCTATCGAGGAAATCTAGACGAGGCCGTCAGGACATCGAAAGACGATGGCCAACTGAATCCAGCGTGGGTAGAGTGGCTGATGGGATACCCAGAAGGATGGACAGAATTAAAGGACTAGGAAATGCAATAGTCCCACAAATAGCACAACGAATAGGGAATACGATAAAAGAATATGAACGATCTACCAGCGCTTGATTTAGATTTTACAAAAAGTCCTACAGTATGGAAGTTCTTGAACAGCGATTCTTTTGTGCGAGGATTGATGGGGCCAGTAGGATCAGGAAAGTCCTATGGGTGTGCCGCAGAGATCATGTTGCGTGCGGTCAAACAAAAGCCTAGTCCTAGGGATGGCATCCGATATACGCGATTTGTTGTGGTCCGGAATACTTATCCTGAGCTAAGAACAACCACAATCAAGACGTGGCAAGAGTTATTCCCGGAATCCACATGGGGTGGCATGAGATGGCAACCGCCTATCACGCACCACTTGAAGTTACCACCTAGGGGTGACGCGGCAGGAATTGACTGTGAAGTCATATTCCTTGCCTTAGACACGCCTCAATCCGTAAGAAAACTATTATCCTTAGAAATCACAGGTGCGTGGTGTAACGAGGCAAGAGAATTACCTAAAGCCGTTATTGATGGTTTAACGCATCGTGTTGGTCGTTATCCAACTAAAGCTGATGGCGGTGCTACATGGCATGGCATATGGATGGATACTAACCCACCAGACAGTGACCATTGGTGGCATAATGTATCAGAGAAAAAACCGATTACAGGTAAATATGGCTGGGACTTTTTCAGACAGCCCGGTGGTGTGTTAGCATGTAAAGAGGAAGATTTACCCGACAATCCTGAGGCTAATGGATTCATCTTCAGTGCTGGTAAGTGGTGGATGGTGAATCCAAGAGCTGAGAATGTGAACAATCTACCCGGTGGCTACTATGAACAGCTACTCGGTGGTAAAAACGCTGATTGGATCAGATGTTACGCGCAGGGTATGTTTACCTTTGTTCAAGAAGGTAGACCCGTATGGCCTGAATATGATGATGAAATGATGTCAGGCGAGCCAGAGTTTGATCCTATGTATCCCCTACAAATTGGAATTGACTTTGGTTTAACGCCAGCCGCTATCTTTGGTCAGCGCACAACAGGTGGCGCATGGCGCATATTGGATGAGCTGGTCACGTTCGATATGGGATTAGAAAGATTTGGTCAAGAATTAATCGCTAAGATTTCCGCGAGCTTCCCGAAATCAGAAGTGATTATCTGGGGTGATCCAGCAGGTGTGAAGCGTGATGAAATCTATGAGGTAACAGCGTTTGACCATCTAAGATCGCTAGGGTTCAAAGCCCAACCAACAGAATCAAATGCTTTTAATGTTCGGCGCGAGGCGGCGGCATCGCCTATGTGTCGATTAGTCGATGGCAAGCCGGGCCTAAAAGTACATAAAAAATGTAATCGTTTGCGTAAAAGTTTGTCAGGCGGTTATTTCTTCAAGAGACAATCGCTAGGAGCAGGGCAAGAAAGGTTTAAGGATCAGCCAGTAAAGAATGAACATTCGCATTGTGGTGATGCGTTTGGCTATCTCATGCTGGGCGGCGGTGAGCATAGAAAGCTAAGACGAGGCACATACGGCAATGCTGGGGGTAAAACCTATACCGCCAATGTAGACTTCGAGGTCATATGATAACCATTGCATCGGCTAGACTAGATAGTGACAAACAAATAATTCCATTTCATCCACAGCATCTGCACAGCATCGAGCTTAAACAATTTGAGCTTGAATACTTAGAAGCATTCCCTGATTACTTTGAATACGTTGCCCTAAACTACGATCCCAATAGATCGTGGACTGGGATAGTGCGTGGAAAGATTGTGTGTATCTTCGGGATAACCATGCTTTGGCCGC